GAAATTATTGATGATGCAGATCAAGGATATGGTGCAGTAGCAAGAGCACTTATTAATGATAGTGGTCAAGTTGAATCCATTTATATGGTTTCTGAGGGTGAAAATTATTCTGTTGGTAACCTTGCAGAGTTTTCTGTCTTGCGAGTATTGGTTGAAGATGGTGGAGGTGGATATGAAGATGCAGTTGTCACTGACAATCTTGGAAATGAATACAACTCTCAGATTGTTGATGGTCGTATCTCTCAAGTCATTCCTCTAAATAATATCGTCGATAGTCTACCTAGACTTAACATAGAATCAGATACTGGATTTGGAGCAATTTTACGCCCCGTCATAGGAGCACTCAAAGAGACTGGACCTATTCCTGCTTCTCCGGATGCAGATCCTAATTCTCCCAATTCAGCAAATCTTTTTGCACAAGAGGTGCAAACATCCATAGATTGCCCGATATAAAATGGCAGAAAGAGATAAAAACATTTTTAAAAGACAACTTATTAGTTTTAATCCAAACTTCAGGATTGATACTGCAAACCCTCAGATGGGGTTGAGTGGTACGGATGTGTATAAAATTTATGGTGTCACTGATAGTGGAGATAACCAATCTTCAATTAGTTTAAGTAGTGGTGGGTTATTTTCAATTTACAATGACCAAACCATTCAAATTTCTGGCGGTTCTAAAAATCCTGAAGGAAGAGAAGACGTTGTAATCATTGGTAACAATGGAAATGTTTCCATATCAGCAAACGGAATGGTTCGTTTGTATGCGACCAATATTATGATTGAAGCAGAAGAAGATATTCATTTCAAAGCAGGAAGAAATATCACAATGAAGAGTGGTGCTGGTCGCATCATGATTGATGGTCAACGAGTAGACATAAAAGGAACTAGTGGAAACATTCCTTCTTTACTTGGAATTGATTTTACAAAAAAAGTTTTCTCTGGAAGTTTTGTTGGTATTGACTTTATTGATAATGCGGTAAGTGGAATTGTTGGCGGCATAATTAACACGGTCGTTGATGCAATATCATGAGCAACAGTCAATATTTCGGGCAAGAAACTTTTTTTAATGAAAAAATTAATGCATATGCGGGTATATCAGGAGATCTAACTGGCAATGTAATTGGTAATTTAACTGGCGATATTACCGGCAATGTAATTGGTAATTTAACTGGCGATATTACCGGCGATATACTTGGCAATGTGACTGGAAATATAACTTCAAGTGGTATTTCTACATTTCAAGATATTCGAATTATTGGAAAATATTTTGATGGTAGTAATACTTTTGGATCATCTGGACAAATTTTATCTTCTGATGGAACAAAGACTGCTTGGATTAATGCATCAGCTGCAAACGTTGGATCTGCAACTTCTATTGGAATTAATTTAGATTCAACAAATGCTTCGAGATACTTAACTTTTGTTGATGCTACTTCTGGAAATAATCTTGTTAAAGTTGATGCAGATCTAACTTATAATCCCAGCACAAATGCACTTACCGCAGGTTCTTTTGTTAAATCTGGAGGAACTTCAAGTCAATTTTTAAAAGCAGACGGATCAGTTGATTCTACTACATATTCTACACAAACATTTCCATCAGGAACATTAATGTTGTTTCAACAAACAGCAGCACCGACTGGATGGACAAAACAAACAACACATAATGATAAAACATTGAGAGTGGTGAGTGGTGCTGCTGGTTCTGGTGGAAGTACAGCATTTACTTCAGTGTTCGCATCAAGAACTCCTACAGGCAGTGTAAGTGTTTCTGGTTCTAATAGTGGAGGAAGTATTGCAAACACAACTGTTACTGGTTCTGTTTCTGGATCTAACTCTGGTGGAGGTGTAAGCAATACTACCCTGTCCACTTCAGAGATGCCATCTCACGGTCACACAATAAATGAAATTTCTATTGACGCGCCAGGTCCTTGTGGCGCTACCCAATTTACTGGTGGATATAGTTGCACAAGAGTTTCAACAGCTGCAGCTGGTGGTAGTGGTGCTCACGGTCACGGATTTACTAATCCATCCTGGTCTGGTTCCGTTTCAATGAATGCTCACAGTCACACATTTACAAACCCATCTTGGAGTGGTTCTGCATCATTCTCTGGGGCATCAATGGACTTTGCGGTTCAATATGTAGATTTAATTATTGCTTCTAGAAATTGATACTATATACTTAGTTAATTTAATTACTGAATATTTTGTCATTGTGAATCAATATTACATTAAAAAATTACCTGAAGGAGAATAATGAGACTCACGATTATTCCTGGAGACAAATATATTGCGATTGATAATAATGGACTACTCAATATTCAACAAGATTTAAACTGGATTCCATCAAATGTTCATGCTCTTCAATGGTATGATACTTGGGGTGAAGTAGAGTATAATGATGAAACACCAAATGAAAGAATAGAAAATCTTGGAATTTTTGAACAGGCAGTTGCAGATTTTAATAATGAAAAGAAAATTCTTCAAGATGAACTTGATGCAATTGAAGCAGCAAGAGACTATTGGGAAGAGTTGAGAGTTTTGAGAAATCAAAGATTGTCTGATTGCGATTGGACTCAAATGTCTGATGTTCCATTTACTGAAGAACAAAAAATTTCTTGGAAAAATTACCGTCAATTATTGAGAGATTTACCAGAAAGTATTACGGACCCCAAACAACTTGTTGTAAATCCAACCGACTCAAATTGGCCAATAAAACCTACTTATTGATAATAAAATGAAAATCAAACCAGGCAACTTTTGCCCACTGATTAAAAAAGATTGTATCGGACTTAAGTGTTCTTGGTATACTCAAATGAGAGGGACAAATCCTAACACCGGAGAACCAGTGGATGAGTGGGGTTGTGCTGTTGCTTGGATGCCTTTTATGGCAGTAGAAATCGCACAAAAATCAAATCAAACTGGAGGAGCAGTAGAAAGTTTTAGAAATGAAGTTGTAAGGGCAAACCAACAAAATCAACAACTTTATATTTCAGCCCTTCAACAAGGAGTTGTGCCAGCACAGATAAGACCTATGGATAACCCTATGAATATAATTGAAGGATCGACCGACCAAACCCCTTGACACCCGCCCCCAGATGCCCTATAATATGGGGGTAATCGACGAAACCACCCCATGAGCACTGCACAAGAAACCGTCCAGGGCATTGTGATTGATGTATGCACCCGCACCTTCCTTCTCCTCAGCGACCAGGGCAGCGAGCGTTTGGTTGAGTGTGATACTGTAGAAGAGTTTATGAATGTGTTGGAAGTTGTCACCGCTCAACTTGACCCTGAGCAGATTGAGTATGCTGATCTTGCCATTTATGGGCAGTGATGCTATAGTATAAATATCGAAAAAACCGAATGGAAGTTTTCACAGTGGCAGAGTTTCAAGAACGTTTTGACGAACTAATTGAAAGAGTGGAAAACGGAGAGAGTTTAGGTATAGTAGACGAGAATGGTAGAGCAGCAGTTATGATACCTGCGGATGATGACCTCATACGAATACACACAGAGTATAATAACGAGGCATCATAAATCGCAAGGGAGCATAGCTTAATGGTTAGAGCGGCCTGCTTATAACGGGTTAGTCTGGGTTCAACTCCCAGTGTTCCCATTTGCTATTTGCGAATAGCGAATGCTGGTTTAGCTATCTGGTGAAAGCACCCGACTCATAATCGGACACAGGTGGGATCGTTCCCCACAACCAGCACTTGACCACTACAACTCTATGAGTTATAATGGTCCCATCAGCGCCCGTGTAGCCCAGCGGAAGAGGCAAACGACTTAAAATCGTTCAAGCGACAGTTCGAATCTGTCCACGGGTATACAAAATAAATATAAGATATGGGAGTAAGTCCTATGTCTTATCGTATCGACACTGCATACTGCTGGTATAACGATGGCAGTATGATTGTGAAGATGTATTTTATTAATCACATTCCTTTCACGTTTGACGAACTCCCAGACGGACATTTATACGATCAAGATCTTTGTAGAGCAGCAGATAAGAATCGTACATTTGAACCAGAAGACTTATATAGAAGTTCTTTTTATCTTATAGATGAAGAGGTGCATCCTTGCTTTTTTCCGGTTGAGTTGGAGAATCCTGAAGATATGCCCAGTGACATTGAATTTGAGTATGATGAGGAAGATTTAATGGGATAAATAAAGCATAGAAGATTGTAAGAAAAGAGGACAGAACTTTGCCACTTAATAAACTTGATAATTTTATTAAAAATATTGAAGGGCGTACATTATATGTAAATCCAAATGATTTAGACGCTACAGATTCAATTACAAATACTGGCAACTCTCTTGCTCAGCCATTTAAGACGATTCAAAGAGCGTTATTGGAAGCAGCAAGATTTTCTTTTGTGAATGGAAATGATAATGATTTAGTAGAAAAAACAACAATTTTAGTTTGGCCAGGTGAGCATTTAATTGATAACAGACCAGGTTTTGCAATTTATGATAATAGTGGAACTGCATATGCTGTGCCGCCAACTGGAGGAATTGGATCTCCTGCACAAGCAGTTTTATCCCTAGAATTAGATTCCAACTTCGATTTAACGCAAGAAGATAATATTCTTTACAAATTTAACAGCGTTACTGGCGGTGTTGTAGTTCCTAGAGGAACTTCTATTGTAGGTCTTGACTTAAGAAAAACAAAAGTTAGACCAAAGTATGTTCCAAACCCAACGGATCCTTTGGTTTCTAAATCTGCAATC